TGTCATCCATTACTTTCTGCCTTTTTAACTGCTTCAGTTTGATCTATTACTTTAGCTTCTACCCCATCTTCTAACTCAGGTTCTTCTACTATCACACAGCCCTCAACCATAACACTACTTCTAGCAAAAGTTCCGTTGGGGTACATAAGTAGTGGAGTTCTTTTCATTTTAATCTGCTTCCTGTATTGTATTACCCTCGGCAATCCATTCTTGAATTGCTTGGTAGTGTGTATTTGCTGTGTCTAGTGGAACGAGATATGTTTTACCATTTATAACTGCTGTTATGCAGATATTCTCTCCCTCAAATGCTTGATATTGTGCTGATGTAACTTCCATTATAACTCCGAATCAAATGCTATTTTAGCACTTGCATTATATGTATATACCGAGCCACCATCTCCTTGTGTTCCTGATATTTGTGAATTGTTATCTAATTGTACTCCATTAACACTTGGTCTTTGTAGTTGTGTAAATGAATCAAACAAATCGTGATTGTTGCTTCGGCTAAATCTAAAATATGATGTGCCTGTATCTTGGTCTAAGCTTGGAGCTGACCTCATTGTAGTTGGAAAATGAACAGAGCAAGTTAATAAACTAGAACTAAAGTTTGCTCCTGCACCTATAGTTTTATTTAATCCCTCTGCATGGACATAATAATACCTCTGACATCTAGCTAGACTTGTTGCTCTATCTTCAAACTGAAATGGTGGTATGCTGTTAGCATCAAATGTTCCTACTTCTAGTTGAACGCCTGTTAAATAAAAATTATTTGCAGTATTATCTCCGACATTAACTTGACCTACTGCTCTGTTTGCATCTGTAGTTGATGCCCAAGATGTTGCTAATGTACCTGATGTATAATTTGTACCTGCACCTAACCAAAACTGTAAATCAAAACTAACTGAATTATCATTATCCAATACACCTGTTGTATCACCTGCAAAAGATATTACCTTTTTCTCCCAAGTGTTTGCACTACTAACAGTATATGATTTAGATATATGTCTTGTATTATCTATATCTCTTAGTTCAGCAATATGTGTGCCTGTTTTTGGTGATTTTACCCAAAATGATATAGTTACACTTTCAGCACTTGATGTGCCTTTTTTTAACATTTGACAATTCTGCCCCTCAAACCTTGTTTGAAGTTGTAAAACATTACCTGCACCTAATGATGCATTTGCTGTCGTGCAATCTAATTTTAGTGAACTTGAAAATCCTTGTCCTGTTGGTACATCTGTGTCTTGGCTCATAGTCCATGTACCTAGACTTAAAGCAACAAATCTCCACCTATCTAATGTTTGATATCCTGTTGAAGTTAATCCTGTAGCACTTGTACCTCTTTGTGCAATCTGCATATCACCATTTATAATCAATGGAGTAGCAGTCTTTCTATTAATTAATGCACCTTGACCTGAGTTACTAGATATATATGCAACATCAGTACCACCAACTCTTATGTCTATCCTATCGTCAGTGTCTGCTGTAATAGAAGTATCCCCATCAGCATCAAGCACTAATTCAGCACCGTTGAGGTCTCGAGCTTCTGCTTGTATATCTTCAAATAACTTAGCTACAGGTCTTAATTCAAATCTGTCTCCAGTAGAAAACGCTCTAGCTGAAGTATTATCTTGTGCTCTGACTACAGTCAAAGAGTCACTAGACCTAGCTGTAACTTTAACAATCTCAAGATTGTTTGAAGTATCTATAAGCGTTGCATAAAATACATCTGGGCTTGATGGGTTAGGAAACCTAGATCCTTCACCTGAAGCTAGAGTAATAGTTGTAGCAGAATCTGTAATACCTGCTGATAATGTGCTAAATCCGTTATTTGTAACTTTAACTGTCATATGCGTATTCTACCTGTTTAAAAACAATTTCTCTATAAAAAAAGCAGGTGGGTCAAGTTCCCACCACTTATGTCCATGTCTGTAATCTTTTGATATTGTATGGTGATAATTATGCCACCCTTCACCCCAGCTAATCAATGAAGTCAGTGGACTGTTGACTGCTGTACAATGTGGTTTAGATTCTACTACTTTGTATCCAAAATATTTACTATGAGGTATAACACCAAAAGCTCCAGCCACTATATAAATACAGGCACATGGAAATGAGAATAAAAATAGTCCTAGCATAGGCTCTATTGTGTATAAAATAAGCACATATGTAAACAGTAAAGCCCAGTAATTCCTAGTAATAAACATATAATCCTTGTCTTTGAGTATATCTTTTACCATCACTTTGGGTACAGTTATTGGATCATATAGGGTAAGCCATGCTCTCAGATAACCTATTCTAGCAGGTGATTGATTGTCATCTACAGGATGCCCAGAGTATTTATGGTGATATCTATGTTGGGCTGTCCATGATAGTGGACTACCAAATGCTGATATAACTGTTAAGTACTTTAGAATCTTAGCTTTGATGGGTGTAGTTTCAAATGCTCTATGGCTCATGAATCTATGTATAGCTATATTAGTTGAGAATATATTTACAAATCCCCACCCTATTACCCCATATATTATATATTCAGGATAAGTAAAACATGCCCAGATAGATATTAATACATTAGCAAGTGCTAGTAACTGTACCTTGATTGCGTGCTTCATGTCCAGCCAAACCTCTTAACTAACCATACACAGGGATCAAACTTACAATGTTTAAGCTGTGGTTTTATATGATGTTGTACATGAAATGATTCTGAAAATGCTACAGGGTACATATAGGGTACATCTCTTACCTTGCCCAGATGACACATGATACCTGTTACTGTCATCACCCAAAAGGTTGTCATAGCTACTGCTGTTGCCCACATCAAAAATAAATCTATAGATAAGACTAAGAAAAGAATAGCATTAAACATGTACACCAAACTTGTTTCATTCTTAGTTAAAAATAACTGCCATTTATTTCTTAGTCTATCTCCACACAAACTTAAATTATAATCTTGTTCGTGTGTTCTAAATATAATATATAACCATGAGCTATGTTTTGGACTGTGTGGGTCAGCAACAGTATCTGCATATCTGTGGTGGTTTCTGTGCCATGCACTATACGATATTGGTGTACCTATCAATGCAGTCATAGATACAACACTCATTATGTTTTGAAACCATACTGGTGGATTCCAAAGGTTATGTGTAGCCCATCTGTGTATAAACAAGCTCATCGTAAATTCTAGTAAAAAATAAAAGAGTATGTATGTATACAAAAGTTGTAGCCAAGATAGTGCTACAAAAGAATATAAAGCTAATCCAAAATAAATAACATATAAAATGGTAAGTGGCACACTAATACACCCACTTTAGAAAAACTCGTCTATCTTCATCATAGTCTTCTACTCTTGTGTGTGTTCCTAATGTAACTCCATCTGATTCTGCTTGTGTAAAATAAGTATCTATAGCTTGGTCTTTAATTACAGGTAGTGTATATCCGACTACAGGTATAGCTTGTAGATAAGTTCTTAGCCCCTCATGCCATTCAGCACTTCTTGTCCACAATTTACTATTGTTAATTTTACCGACTAATGCAAGATGCCAGTTATACATATTACTTTCTAATTCAGGGTTTATAAATCCTGCTATCCACATACAAGGAACATTATTATTTTTTATTAAAATCCAATGTTTGCCATTAACTGTATTTGTAAATGCTTCCTTTATATGTTCTTTTTTTAGCTCATCAGTATTACATTCTTCGGGGAAAATAAATGTTCCACCTTTTAAATCTTCTTTACTATTATTCCATAAAGAATCAAAGATTGAATCATCTATTGTATCTATTTTTTCAAATGTAAAGTTATATGCCATGTTAAATTTTCCTAATAAAGTTTTATGTTTACAGTATTTCCACTGCCTATAAGATTCCAAGGACTTGTTCCCACGTTTCTTGTCGACCCGTTGGATTGTTTCATTACCCAATTATAAGAGTTACTTAGTTCTTCAAACCCTGCATTAGAAATCGTACCCCCTAAAAGACTAGACCTGTGTTGACCGAAAGGATAGTAATGTGTTGTACCACCGACTGTAATTTCAAATCTTTTCAACCCATTGAGTTTCATCCAGTAACTTGCGTTTGATGTATAACTTCCACCACCTGCTGTGTTTGGGTGTGGTGCTGGAGGAGTAGCATTAGATATTACACATATAATATGATACTCCGTACTAGTAGGTGCTCCACTAAAACTAGAATTATTCCAGTTTCTAATTTTTCTTACATAAAATCCTGCTATAGAAGTAGTCGATGCTGCAAAATCAGGGTTAGTAATTGTTATGTTCGATTGTGTGCCAAATGTTGTATTATTTGCAAAATCGTTATTAGTTGATGTTTGAAATCCACGAAAGTCTCGCTTAGTAGATGTATTAAGTTTTGTATCACTACTGCTTTGAGTTGAAGGTGCTCCTGATGTAAAGCTAGTATCACAGAAAAACGACCTATCTTCTTCTGCCGTAAACGACATAGCAGATGAACTCGTAAATGGACTAGAACTATATGCCTGACTTAAGTTAGTAACGGATGTAGAATAGTTGCTTTGGTAATTATTAGCTAAATGATATTCACCTACACTACTGAACGTACCAGAAGCACCTCCTCTTCTTCTTGTGTAAGTTCTTCCACCTATAGTAAATTTATCAAACTTTGTAAATGCTGTTGCGTTATTAGGTTTTATTAGAATTGTCTTATTTACCCCAACATCGTAGTAAAACCTATCAAATTGTTCCGTAGTCGAATGAGTTATACTTCCTATATTTGCATTTGCATTAGGAGTGTTTTCGTGTCTTCCGACAATATATCTATCAGTTTTATCTACTACACCACCTCTAGTAATACTACCTGCTATCAAATTTCCTGCTGTTCCATGAAAATCTGCACCCATTCGTATCTGGCCACTTGCAGCTGCATTACCTTTACCATATAAAGATGACATAGCAACTTGACCTGATGTCAAACCAAACTCATCTCTTATCTGACTGAGTTTTATTTCACCACTACTTGGTAACGGCATTTTTTAACTCCTTAATTTCCTCTTTGAGTTCCTTAATACAGTTAATTAATAAACCATGTATAGCATCGTACTCTACAGTTTTATATTCTTTGCCATCATGTAGTGCTAGTTTCTTTTCTCTAACAGCTTCAGGTAAAACTTTCTCTAATTCTTGTGCAATAATACCAGCAGACTTTTGTCCATTGTGTCTTGTAAATGTAACACCTCTAACTTCATCAATCTTATCTAGTGCATTAGGTATCATCTCTATATCAGATTTAAGTGCTACATCAGATATCGTAGTTGAGAAAGCTATAACATCTCCATCTACATGTAAGTCGCCATCTGATTCTAATCTCATTTCTTCGCTATTATTTACATTAAATCTAAAAGCATTAAGACTATGGTCATAATGTAATACACCTATATCTTCATCACCACTATCGCCAAAAAATATTCGTGAGCTATCAGAAGTAGTAGGGCATAAAATTTGTAATGTTGCGTCACCACTAGCACTTGTTACAACCAAATCGTGTGCTGGACTTGCAGTTCCTATACCTACTCTATTGTTTGTTGAATCTACTTTTAATGTAGACGTATCAATAGTCAAATCACCGCTACAAGATATAGCTCCTGTACCTGTTATATTGTTTGAGTTTAAATCTAAATCAGCCACTAATGATGTAAGGGTAGTAGCAGCATCGAGTAGAGATTGTGCAGTAATCCTAAGTTCTATTCTGTCACCAGTAGAAAAAGCTCTAGCTGTCGTACTTTCTTGTGCACGAGTAACAGTTAATACATCACTGGATCTAGCCGTAACTTTTACAATTTCTAAATTATTTGATGCATCTATAAGAGTTGCTCTAAAATATTCACTGCCTGTTAGAGATGGAAATTTTGATCCATCACCAGATGCTACAGTTATACTAGTAGCAGAATTTGTAATGCCAGACGCTAATGTAGATATAGCATTATTAGTAAACTTTATTGTCATTTAAAGCCCCTTTGTTTTAGCTTACAGTCACAGTCCATGTAATCCCTAATGTATCAGCCGCACCTTTGTTTATCACAGAAAATACAGTTCTACACAATAGAGTACCACCTGAACTTGCATTTAATAATCCAGCTTCCGTAATAGCACCTGTACCTGTACCAGCACCAAACGATGCTACGTAGGCAACAGAGTTTGTAGTTACAGTAGTAGAAGTAAGAGCAACACGCCCTGCCTCACTACCTAATGCAGTATCGCCAGCTGCAGCCGCAGTTGAATCTGTACCAATAGCCATGTGTGACATAGCAGCATCTGTAGTATCTTTTAATCTAGACGCAATTAAGTTTTTACCTGTGGTAACAACTAAATTAGGTACTACAACTTCTTGCTTTACGTTTCCTTCTGGATTAGTAACAGTAATTTTAAGTTCGCCTGTTACTTTAATTAAATCATTAATCATTCATCCGTCTCCTTAAGTATTAGCTCCAGCTGAAAGTGGAGTAGCATTACATACATGTCCACCCAACGAACTATCATCAACATCAGTATAATGGAATGTGACAACAAGTCCAGCGTTGGATGAATCGCCTTCTGTTATTTTATCATCGTTAACTATGATTTGTCCTACATAACCAGGGCCACCAATGATACCTGTATTAGGCTCATCTCTGGTAAATATAAACCCGACTGTACCATCAGATATGTTAACAAGTTCTGGATACATAGGTGTTGTAACCCCAAGAGTAAGTGTTGTACTTATGCTCTCAGACGCAGAAACACTGTCTGTAGATACTAAATCTACAGTTATAGAATTTACAGCATCCGATGGTATAACACTATCAGCCTTAACTATACTTGGTTGTAAAATTGAAGACTCAGACATAGTTACTGAATCAGACCTACTAGTCGTAAACTCTTTAGCATCAGACTCAGATGCAGATACTGAATCAGTAGGGACAGTATTTATAGTTTTTACATCAGACTCAGACACAGATACTGAATCAGTAGGAACAGTATTTATAGTTTTTATATTAGATTCAGATGCCGTTATGCTGTCAGATTGTGGTATATCTGGCTGTAATGCTGGTGAATCAGAAGCTGATACTGAATCTGTTTTACCTGCAGGTGTTATTGTTTTAGCATCAGAATCGGTAACATTTATAGGGTCTGGATCAACATCATCATCACTTGGGTCAAAATCTACTGAAGAATTTATTATCTTATTTGGTGTATCAGTAACTGTTACTGAATCAGACTTAACTAGCTGAGCATCAAATACTGGATCACTATCTGAAGATGTAACAGAATCACCTGGAATTAGACTAATTTCAAGAACTGGAGAGTCAGTTATAGATACTGAATCAAATTTCTTACGTGTTGGTACTAATTCAAAAGCTTTTATACCTAGCCTAGAAGTATTTACTGTAGCTGATATCTTATTACCATCACTAACTACAGAACTAACGCTATTAACACTAACGCTAAATGATATAGCCGTTACGGCAATAGCGGATACAAGTCTTATGTTAGCCATTAGAAGTTACTTCTTACTCTAAACTTTAGTAGGTCATATACAGTGTGTAAACTACCATTGAAGTTAACTACTATCTCACCTTCATATGAGCCTTCATCAACATCTAATTCACCACTAGTAAAATTAAATTGTACTTTACCATCAGAACCATCATTAGTTTTTGCACAGCTAATCGTTGATAATACTGATGTCCCACCTACAGCTCTAAACTTTACTGATACTGAAGTAGTAGCCGCTGATAAGTCTAGTGCAGTATTAGCCACATCATCGTTTAATGTCAATTGTATGAGTGGTAACTCATCTCCTTTTACTAATCTAATTACATCTGCCATAGTCTACTACCCAAATGGTTGTCCTTGAACTCTCATGGATGCTCTTCCAGCACCAAGATTAGCCCTAGCTCTACGCTCCGATAATTTAAATGCAAACTGTTTTGCATGATATGAAGCTAATTCTCTATCACTCCAGCTATTATCTGGTAATACCAACAAATGCTGTAGTGCTCCATGCATGATAACATTTTCTAATTCATCTAAAACTGTTTTATCCATACTTGTTGCTGATCTCAATGGTTTTAAACATACAATCATTCTTATATCATAAGTCTCAGCACTATCTGGTACTGGTGCTACTGAGAAATGATCGGGGTCTAACTGAGCTATATATCTAGGTTTTGCCCTATTATCAGTAGGTTGATTAGGCCATTTAGGGTATAACTCATATAACTTATCTAAAGTTACTGGCTCTAATATTTCATCATTTACTGTAGCTGTAATAAATGCATGTACTTCAGCATCTGATGGAGATTCATATGCATAATCGTGAGCTCCCACAGTCAAACGTATTCTTGGTTGTTCATACCGCCACGCTAGAGTACGTTCACATGCTTCTATCGCAGCATCTCGAACATAATTCTCTACAACAGGTGTCGGACATCCTGGAACACTTGGTAGTAATCTATTTACTATATCTGAAAAATTTCTTGTTCCTGCCATTATGTGAGGTCCTCCTCAATCTTTTGTTTGTTTACTGGCTGTAAACCTGCAGTTTCTGTATCTGTAAATATTCTATTAGAAGCAGAAACTCCTAATGCTTGTGTAAATGATTTCAAAAATAATTCTGCTCTACCTGAATTGACATGCTCGTTATCAATAGACTCAGCTAAATATACTGTCCCATCTACAACAGCTGGTAGAAAAGCATCTGGTAGTAAAGCTACTGTAGTTGTCCCATCATAAGTAGGAGGAGATTGAGAGTACTCTACTTTTAATACCTGAGAAGCTGGAGCTTTTGGGTATATAAAAAATTTGTTTGGGTTTCTAGCATGCCTCATAAAATTTCTGCATGCACCTGCTGTATCATTAATCCATTGTGGATATGATTGATCTAAAATTTCTCTGTTTGTTTCTGTTACTCCGCTACCACCTACAACAGAAAATACTTCTATAAGTCTTATAGAATCACTAGGGGCAGATTGTAATACTTCATTTTCAGTACATGTAACTGTACCCATATATGCAAATAAATCTGGCCTCAATACTGAAATACGTTTAAGAGCTTGGTTTGC